AACGTGTACCCGCGGTTCCTCTATTCGGTACCTGGCCACTCGGAGGGGCAGAGTTTCCACGCAATTCCTGCGCAATCTTCTCTGCGAGTGAGACTACTTTCTCAGGCTGCTGTTGCTGCTGCTGCGGCTGTTGCAGCTGCTGACCGGCCACACTCTTAGCTAAGTGATACGCCTGCTCAGGATGTAAGTAGGGATTCTGCTGCACCAGCTCCTGCATCACAGGAACATATTGGTCAAAATCATCATACTTCTGAGCAACCCGTTCGATTTCCAGTCTAGCCTCCAGCTTCGATACAGCTCCAGCTACTTGCCCTACCTGGGGTAGAACAGTCTGGGCCACAGTTTCCTGAACAAGTTTCAGAAACTCAGCGGGCTTGATATCATCAAAGTCCTCTGGTAACTGTGGCCCTTGCTGCTGCTGCATATTCTTTTGTGCCTGTTTGTCAGTCTCACCCATTGCCCTACGAGCAAGGTACTCGATGTAACCTGGGTCACTAAGGCGAGAGTTAGCTTCCTCCAACTGGGATTTCATCTGCTCGATTTGCTCCCGCATAACTTGGAGTTCGTCCTTGGGTTGGGGCTGCGCTTGCTGCGGCTGTGGCTGTTGTGGTTGCACTTGCGGCTGCGGTTCGTTATTCTGATTCTGTCCTTCTGGCATCATTAAGCCTCCTTTGCTTATAGTGTCTGAATTCCCTTAACATCTTTGCACTTACGACTCTAATCCAGTTTGTATTCAAGTCTCCCTTGAACTCATACTGGACTCTTCCAGAGTCGGGAATGGTTATGGTTATCTTTGCTCTAACTTTTTCTTTTGGCATAAATCACCTCCTAGTCTAAATAGGGCATATAGAGTCCACGCTTTGCAGCCTCTGCTCTGCCCTGTTTCTTACTGGTTATCAGTACCGGCTCACTATCCAAGTGCTCTGCCCAATATGGCTGGAAAATCTCGATATGTGGAACAGTAATTACTCTCCTACATTCTCCTTGGCATACGGGGCATTTGGGCAACTTGTGGCGCTCCTCCACTGGAAGGTACACCTCCTCCTGGTGCTGGCACTCTTTGCATTCCACCTGGTATATTGGCATTTGGTACTCCACCCCCTCTCCTGGCTTGTATCTGCTGCATCATAGTTTGAATATCCATCGGTTGCCCTGGGCTTCCCTGCTCCTGCACTGGCTTCAATAGCTTTCCGCCATTGAAGCCTCTAATCTGGCTCACAAGTTGGCGAGTCAATTCCACTTGGTCAACATAGGGATTCTGCGCAAGTATCTTAATCAGCCCCTGCAACTCGTTCAGCTTATACACGCTAGAGATAGGAGCAATATCCTCACCAGTTATCTCAATATTGTACTGGCCTGCAAGCTGGTTTCCCTGGTACTGTACCCAATACTTCACTCCATCAGGGCCGATAATAGGCATCACGTCTTCATTGTTCCACTTAGTGAAGATTATCTTATTCAGTTTCTCCACTACCCGTGTCAGGAAATTCGCTACTGCATCCCTACGCTCTGCCATTCTCTCATCAGCACTCTGCTGGACTCGTTGCCCTTCACCCTCCGCAATATGAGTCTTCCCAACGAAGGCTCCGAGTTGATTCTGACTCATTCCAACTACTTCTCGAATATCGTTCCGAACTTCCTCTTTCGCCTTGAACAGGGAAGGCGGAATATCGAGTTCGAATTCCTCGATGTCCTCTCTTGGACTCCCTTCCACCTCCACACCAACGCCGACAGCTTCACTTGTTAGTTTCTCCAATTCGGATTGTGGGTTCTTTCCAAAAGTTCCACTTTTGAATATGAATCTCTTACTGGCAATTCTCCTGTGCTGCATAATCTGAGTTTCAATCTCATTCACATCAAGTTGGAGTGGGAAGAAACTCTCTACATCAGAAGGCGGATACCATATCTCGTCTGCGCTCTCAGAGAACTGTAGAATTTCATAGGGCATGATAGGAAGTGAGTAGTCCTCCTTCTGGAGAAAATCCTCTGCACCTTCGGCCAGAGTAATAATCTTTCCCTCTCTCCTATCAATTATCTCATACAGCTTGACCATAGGTACTTCCATCTTCTTACCATAATCAGTAGAGACTTCCATATAGGCATTAGCCTGTAAGTCCTTGGTATGTTTAAACCTTGGGTCTTGCTGCACGTCCTCAGCAGGCCTCCAGTAGATATTCCCTAACCACGGAGCGCTCTCAAGGTTAACAGTACCATAAGGAGTGATAAAATGCTCAGGTAAAAGTCTTTTAGCCCACGGAAAATTCGGGATAATGCGCTCATCATACTCCAGTCTCCTTCGTGTAACTTTGAAGTCATCGCCCTCTTTTACAATGGAGTCACCGTACTCATAGCTGAATCCCAGCTTAATAACTCCATATCCACAGAGAAATGCGTCCAGTATTAGCTGCTTAATAGTTCTCCTCATATTCAACTCATTCAGGAGCATGTTATCAATATGAGATACTACAAGAGCGTTACCCTCAAATCCACTCCTCTTAGCAGATACTGCAACGTGAGGATTTCTGAAGTATATCCTCGGAATGATGTTCTTTAGAGTAGCATACACCAGATTAACAGGCAGGATGTTCTTAGAATAGTTACTCCTATAAGCTCTCCTGTATGTATCCCAGTTCTTGTAGCTACTCTTCTCATCCCTGTATCGCTCTCCACTCTTGGCCTCTTCCAGCCAAAAATGGAAGTCTCTTTTTCTAATTAACATAGTCACTCTGCATCCCCCGTAACTGATGGGTATGGAAGCCTAAGCCTCTATTATGTTTAGTTATGAGTTCATTGAGGATATTATCCAGTAAAAAGGGATTGTCCGAGGGCCGCTGGATGGATGGCCTATCCCAAGTCTTCACTCCAACAGGGCAGGCGTGCTCTGCATAGGCAGCTACATCCAGTAAATCCCGCTTTTTCCCGGCAGGGTACTCCTGGAATTGCTTAATCAGCTCGTCTCCCTCACTTCCTTCACGTATCCATACTTTCCCCATATATACTGGAGCATCCAGAACCTCGATTCGCTGCTCCTTGGAGCGTTTCGTAGAAGTCTTGAGCATCTCAACCCTATAAAACTTGCCTCTCCGTATCATAGCCTCCTCAAATAGAGGCATAAGTACACGCTGGAACAGAACAGCTTCAAAGAAAATAGTTACTTGGAAGCCCATCATATCATATTTATCGGCCATAGCAAGAGCTATTTCCACCATTTCCCTTGGGTGAACCTGGAGTGCCTTAGTTTCAGCGTATATTCTCTCTGCATTTGCACCCCACAAGGACATTAGGATAGCAGTGTCTGATGTACTTCCTTCCTCTCCCAACGCCGGGTCAATGATAATCCTGGCTCTATGGTCGATATTTAACTTATCCATGAGCTCATCCAAGACTTTCCAGCGATGTATCCTCGAAACATCGAAAAGCTGAGTCTCAGCAGGCAAGGGGTTGTTCTCATACTGGCAAGAGAAGATAAGAGGCCCCTGTCTTTCCTTAATCTGGCGAAGTATCTCCACTGGAAAGCGCTCAGGGAAGAAGCTCTTAGTCTTGGCCTCATCAGCCCAGCAGCTCTTCTGGAATACTTTGTAGCTCCTATCCTCCATTATATGTGATATCACGTCGTAGTAGGCCCAGCGAGTAGCTGTATGAACGTCGATTGCGGTCACCAGGTTCGTGAAAAGAGATTCAGAGTATTTAACCCACTCTATCACCTTTTCCATCTGCTCCCTGGATACTAACTGGTCTTCATTCACCAAGTCATCTTTCAGATGCACGTCATAATGTCGGGATACTGCTGTGCCTCCCACACCAATAGCCTCGACTGTGGCCTCCGTATAGGCTCCTGCTCTATTCAGCTCCATTTCAGTAGAGTTCCAGCGCACGTCCCTAATCTTAGGCGGTATGAGTTCCGGGAATAAACTCTTCAAAAGGCTATTATTCAGGAACAAGTTCTCGATTAGCAGGAGGAATTTAGAGGCATTTGTCTGAGTAGAGTTAGCTATCAGAATTCTAATTTCAGGGTTATTTATCACCATTTGGATAGAGCGAGCAATGGTGGAAATAGTGGTCTTAAATGAACCACGAGGCATTAGGGCCACTTTACGCTGATACCTTGGGTCTTCCACAAAATTGCAGAAGTCCCCGTGTGTGAACTTAGTTAGGTCTGTGAAGCCCAGGATACCTTTACAGAGGAAAAACAGGTCAGTCTTAGCCCGTATCCTCATGGCTTGGGCTCTTTCCTCTGGAGAGAGTTCCTCGAAAATCCCAATGAGCTCACGCCCGATTACTTTCCTATCCGCAAGCTGCATCCCATTGTAATCTGCATTAGGGAAGGAGTGGAGCAGGAGCTCAGATATAGGGCGAGGCAACCCCTTGATAAACTCCTGCTCCGAGGCACGAGTGGATTGGATTATTTCAGCGTTCTGCATTACTGCACCTGGGTTAATGCACTTCTAAGGCATGTATCCCTCACACTTTTTGCTAAGTCTAAATCATCATAGGTTCCAATAAAAATGCCCTCGATATTTACCTCGA